TAATACGGCTAACATAGTACAGTTTGTAACCGATATTTTTGGTACATCTGAAAATAATTCTATATTAAATTCTAGAGAAAGTCTTATGTCTACTTCTAGCAAGGATAGAATTTATAAGCAAGATACTTATCATAAAAAGCTTGGCGTTGGTGGAACTCGTGCAGATGGTACTTTTGACTGGGGTAGTTCGTCACTATTAAGAATGAATATTAATGGTTATTCTGGTACCGTTTCTGGCCAGTTATCACATATTTTTGATATTCCTGCTTCTGCCTATAATAAAATTATGAAAAACTATTTGCAGGAAGAAGCACCTGCAGTAGAGCCGCATTGTAAGTTTGCTCCTGCGACTACTATAAAATCTGTATTATTAGCTAATGCGGATTATTCAGGCTGTGTTACTGCTTTTTCAGAAACTGTAACATATTCTGGTTTGAATATTGATTCAACCGCAGAAATGGTTCTTACTAATTATGAAATTTTTGATAAGCGAACTGGCGCTACATACGCAGCTAATCATCCAAAAGCTTTGGGTATTGTTTATGATTTTGGTCGTTATGGTCATGAAGGTTCATTGACTAATGATATTAGCGACCCGTTTAGTAAGAATTCCGACAATGTAGCAGTTACTGATGATAATAAAATTCAGATTGCTGAAGCAAATAGGATTTGTGGTACAAACGGTTATGATTATACTAATAATGTAAATTTTGCTGTTTATTCAGTAGACCGTGAAGATTCGAACAGTGATTGGCGTATCAGAAGTAGTTTGAAAGCAGTATTTGACAAGATTGACACAACAACTAAGAAAGATGTATATATTTACAACTGTTCAATCGGTGGTTTTGTTATTAAAAAGCGTCCAAGTGATAATGTTATTCCTACCGAATATGACCGTAACTATTATAAGCTTAATGGTATTTATGGTTTAAATAACTATTCTTATGATACTTATGATATTGTCGGTGCTACAAATGTAGTTTTGTCTATTTGCCGTGAAAACGGTACCAAGTATCAGTATTATACATTGACTATTCCTGAAATCATGAATAGCGATGAATCTATTGGTGGTACGAATTTTACAAATAAGGCTTCAAACCAATTCTTTATTGCAAACTATGAAAATAGAAATGCTAATAAGCCAGTAGTATCTTATTTGAAAGAACAATACGCAATCGATGGATGTAGTAATTATAAGATAGAATTAAAATCTATTAAAAATGTTGGTGCATTGTTTGGTTCATTAGTATTGAGTACTAGTGCAGAAATGTCTAATGTTTCTGCTTATTTGGAAAATAAGCATAAAACTAGATTTATGCATTATACCAATAATATGACATTTGAAGCAGGTAAAATTACAGATTTAGGTGAAGTAGTAAATATTAGCGCATTTGATGTAAGTGCTGCATCAGCATCTAATAATTTCTTTAATGATGCAAACCTGTTAAAAATCTGTAAACGAAATGGTTATTTTGAAACTTCTGCTCACTCGGATCAAGGACCAGTTTATGTTAAGAGTAAAACTTTAAGCGGAACTGAATATGGTTATATTTCTGATGTGGATGGTTTCAAACTTTATGGCGGAATGCGTATTGGTCTATATGAAAATCATCTAATGTATTCATATCCGTCTTTTTCTCATCCAGAACTTCATGATTATGCGTTTGATAATAGATTTGCTCCATTTGCCGCTGTATGTGAATTTAATTCTTGTAATATAAGCGATAAGTATAGTAAGACTATGACAAATTATGTTCCATATATTAGGCTTAATAATGTTAATTGCATATATATGGAAGATAATGATAATCTTGACGTGGCTGCTACTAGACATTATGGCCCAATGTATTGTGCTAGGGATTTGTTATATACTCGCGACATACCATTTGCTAATGGTGTAAATATGCTTGCGCCAACATACGCTTTTGGTATTGCACTTCCGTTTATTGCAGAAATTAAACCGACATATATGGCAATTCCGTCTATTTTACAGTCGCCGTTGTCTAATATTGATAACTACGGTGATACGTCAGACTCGGGTATATATAAGCGTGTTGGTATGTTTACAATAGACCAGACTGTTGCATCACCGACTAATGATCCTAACTATTGGTCTATTAACCTCAACGTTGATTTGCCGGGTATGCAGGGTGCTATTGACCGTGATGAAACCATTGCACAAGTTACTAAATTAAATGGTTTTGAACTAAATAATAATGATTATTCATTTGAACGTGGAAAGACTACTGGTAATTTGCTTGACCACCTATTTACTATGGATGGTGTTAGAATTAATAAGCTATACTATGGTTATATAAACACAGCCACAAATCATTTTGTCGGTGGTGAAGGTTATGGTAGATTACTTACAAATTATGCAGAAGTTTCTGATACAACAAGACTTGGTTTTGATGCACAGACTGCAAATGATGAAGACCCAGAACTTTCAATTTATACACAGAATAAAGTTTTGGCTGCTGATATGTATTTTGGTAGTGACCTTGTATTAAAACAGGATTTGGAATACGCTTCTGGTTATTATAAGGACCCAGAATCAATGACTATTGTAAGAAGTAAATATAATCCATATAGTATTGGTGAATATCATCAGTATTTCTCCCCTGTTACAACCACCGCTATTTCAAATCCAACACTTCCGACAAAACCATTTAATCATAATGGTGTAAATACTTGTCTTACACACCTGTCTAAAAAAGCATCGGATCCGGACACTGGTTGGTTCTGGCGTGGAATTGCGGGAAATGTAAAAAAATCTGAGAGAGCAGACAGTTATGAAGGTGTTGATAAATTTAAGTATAACTTTGTAAAGGAACGTCTTAGCATTACAGCTAATAAGTTCTCACATGATGTTCAACTTGATGAGGTTAATAACCATTATGGCTTCTGGTTTACGGACGGTTTGAAAGATACTATTAAATATAATAATAAGTATATAACCAAGTTCTATAACGGTGACAATGACGAAGTTCGTTATGATGGTACTACTTTACATCTTGGTGCAATGTTCTCAGAAAAGTCTATTTTACAGAGTCTTAAAACTGAACGTGTAATTTCTGCTGCAAGTGGTATTATCTGTGATGACTTGCAAGGTTTGTATGTTGTTGATAGTAATAACCATAATGTCATGTATATAGATATAGGTATGGGTGAATGTGATGGTACACAGGCATGGTCTATGACTTGTAGTGCCGAGGGCGTTAATGGACGCGGATTACTTTTGGGGATTGAATAATGGCAGTAGAATTAGATGCTATTGAATACGGTAAGATAGATAACATTAATAGCAAGGAGATAAAAATAACTCCTGCTAAATGTTTTGTTTTTCGTCGTTACCTTGATTATTTGATGAAAAATTCAAAATCTGAAAAAATAACAGATTTTAACCCAGGTCGTTATCACATTTATTCATTCCCAACAGTTCCAGGAATTACTAATGAACGTAAATGGAAATGGGAACCAGATAGTGAAAAAGATATTTACAACTTAAAACAGTATATGACTGCAGATATTGGTTGCTTGAAAACAGTAACAATACTTACTGTTGATAGTAAGAGACTTATACCATCCAATATTTCTTATGAGCAATTTTTTAACATTCCTGTATCTGGTTGGTTATTTTCAAATAAGGCAAAATATGAGTCTTATATACAGGACGATTATAATTTTAAAACTTATAATTATACGCCTGTTGACCTGCGTTTAAAAAGAAAAGATTATAATACTGAGGTTTTAGCAAAAAACGGCTTTGATTTTAAGTATTGGGGACAGAATTATGACTTTGCTGACAGTTATAACTATGAAGATTATTTGATGTTCGGTATAGAAGAAACCCGTTTAAAAGACGACTGTTCAAAAATGACATCTGCTCCGGCAGATTATGATATTAAAAGACTGACTGCAAAAACAGCAGCAATAGTTATAGCTTATCATCATGATAAAGGAATAATTCCGGTAACATATTATGAATTGCATAATTCTTTCTTTACTTCTGATGGTATTGTAAGAATTGAATGGTCACAGAACGGTATAATAACGGTAACGTAAATGCATAGAGGTTTTGGTACAATATTGAAATTGAATTTAATGGGTAGTGATTCGCCGAGACGTTCGAGATCTGCGATGCTTACATCTATTAAAACTTATTTTACTGAAGCATTTAATGCTCATGTGACTATACCATGTTTTATGGTAAAGGGCGCAGTTACAACACCTTCTGGTGTAACAACTCCGATGGTTGGACCACTCGGAACAGTAAATACATTTATTTCAGGAGTAATTTCACCGTTGACCTTTATGCAAAAGATTAGGGAAGAACCATTTTTTGAACAGCTTGTTTCATGTATAAATGATATACTAAGAACATCTATTGTTACAGTTGATATAAAACCTATTGGTGCGACGATTCCGATGACTGTTCCTTTTTCAACTGTGTTAAATATGCAGCAGTTTGGAAAATCACTAGAGCTAAATATGAAAGCATTGAAATGTGCAGATAGCACTAGTTTTTATATGGCATTAGATGTACAGTTTGAAACAATTTGGAGTTATATATTGGCATCAGAAGTTTTTTATTCTTCTCCATGCGTTGGCGGTGTATTTAATGGTACAATTACATTTACAGGCCTTTCTTTGGCTGTATAAATAAGGTATGGCAAATACTGATATTTCCGCATATTCTTGGCTTTGTAATACAATGAAGAGTATTACCGCTCCGCTGAGCGAAGGCGGTAATATTGTCTGTGATAATGAAAAAGACACTATTGATTCCGCAATAAATGACGCGTATGACCTTTATGGTTTGAAGTGTGTCTACTACCGAGTCACTGAGGATTTAAAGCGTGACAAGCTGTTTGGTGAAGACCAGTTGCGTTATATATTACGTAGCTGGTACTTTAACGGTTATATACAGTCGCTTCCGTCTAATGTCAGAATTTACCAGCTTGAAGGTATCTGGGGCGATGATACGGTAAAGATGTTTGCCAGTATCGATGCATTCAATTATTTCTCTACCTATGGCGGAGTAGACAAGAATACGCCTGAAGTATATGAGCCACAACCACCTTCTATCGGCGATATAATTTATATACCCGCAAACGATTATTTTTATGAAATCCGAGATGTAAAATACTATGAAGAGGCTTTCGGTTTGAAACCTCATACATATACGTTTACCTTAAAGGTTTATAAGGATAATAAGTGGACGATTTCGGCAGATTCGCCAACATTGTCTGATAGAAATGACCCCATTTACCGGGTCGCGCCTTCAGCGCTTAGTGCACAATTTAATTATGAAGATCCATTGATGATTAACAATAACAATTTGGCTTCGGCATGGTCCGGAAAAGACCCATATAATACGGATATGCATTATGATTATCCTGAGCCGAAAGTTGAATATGATGATGATAGACCAATGGATAACAATAAAAAATATTACGACCCTTTCCAGGGGTGGTAAAATTAGCCTTATATATAAACATAGAATATGTCAATCTTTTGTAAAAACTACCGTCAGGGTATTTTCTACCCTAAAAATCCCAGTAAATGTTTGAACGTTAATGGGGAGATTTCTGCTAGACCTCCGGAATACCGTTCAAGCTGGGAATATAAGCTCATGGAATGGTGTGACCAACGTGAGCGGGTTTTGAAATGGGGTAGCGAAATTCATAAGATTGAATATTATTCCGAGGTTGACGGTAAGATTCATAGGTATTTTATCGATTTTTACTATGAAATAAATACAATACACAACGGAATTAAAAAATATGCTATCGAGGTAAAACCTAATTGCCAGATAGCAAGACTCGACGAGCACGGAAATGTCATCTATCCGGACCCGCCAAAAAAGAAAACTCAAAAATCGTTGATGCAATGGCAAGAACGTTGCAATGTTATAAGAGTTAATAACTGCAAGTGGCAGGCCGCACGAAAATGGTGTCAAGAAAACGGATATATTTTCGAAGTATTATCCGAAGAAGACGTAGGTTCCTGGGCCAGTCAAAGGAATGTTAATAAATGAGTGAAATGAACGTCGATGTATTCGATAAATTAGATGAAAAATTTGATATAAAAGAAGAAATTCAAAAAACTGAGGAAAAAACCAAAAAGGCTATTGTCGAAGTAAAGACTGGTATTGCTCAGCAGAAGTATAATCTTGAAGATAAGGAATATCTTAAAAACGAACTTCAGGATCTTATTTCAACGAATAGAATGGTTCTTGAGACGCTTGCCGGACAGATTAAGTTCGGATGCGACCTTGGACTTATTGCTAGCTTTGCCAATATTTCTAAGACTATTACCGAAAACCTTTCCGAACTTATCAAGCTCGAAAAACAGGTTACGGATTACCAAATCACAGAGTCTAATGAGAATATCAAGTTGGCTTCCATGGAACAGAAGGAACGAATCGCGAACAATCGCATGTCCTCTAAGGCCGGAAAGTTGCCGAATATGACGCAGACTAACAACATATTCTGTTCTAATTCGCGTGACGCATTAGACATGATTTTAAACAATAAACAAAAACCCGAACTCGTTGAATCCGAGATGCCAGATTTTAAGTTTGAAGATGAAGGAGCAGAGGGATAAGGATGGTTTTTTCAGTGCATTACAAAATTTCACATAGAAACGAATTTTTAGAGAAGTATTTCTGTAAGATGTTTAAGAACTGTGTTGATGAAGATGTTGAAATCTCCAAGGACAGACTTACAGACCTCATGGAATTGATGGTTAATCTTATTTTAACCGAAAATAAGGCCGGTTTATATGACCTTTTAACGAAGAAAAATACCAAAACAGCTAGGATTTTCTTCAACTATTTGACATGCTCCAATATTCGATCTATAAATAAAGAGATAATCAAGGAACGTATTGAAGCAATTTATAAGTTCTAGGAAGGAAAATATGAGAGATTTAAAAGAAATTTTAGAAGAAACGGTTAGCCCGATTAATCTTTCATTCAGTACAGAATATAAGAAGTTTTTGACTGAAGCGGATGATTTCGGTGGAGACGACGCTGGCGGCGGCGATGATGCTGGCAGTGCTGACCCGTTTGCAGACGTAGGTGGAGATGATGCCGGTGGAGATGCTGGTGGTGACCC